GAAGTTAATGGCTCGTAAAAAACAAACCCGCAGACGACGCGCACCGTCGTTTTCAATACTAAACGCTCTTGAATCTCTCACATACGCCGAGATTCTTTCAAGAGGAACTCTCGGGGGCGGGCTTTGGTCATTCTTTACCGGAGCTGGCGATATCGCCGAGGTTAAATCAAGCGTGTGGGAATCAGATTTAGGAACGGAGTATTCTGGAACGGATGAAATTTCTCTCCAAGATTTAATGATGAATCCAAGCGTTTCCGTAACTACGATGGCATCCAATTTCGCCAACAACATTGTCCCGATGGCGGGAGCTATGTTTGGCACTCATTTGACTTTTACGATTGGTCGCCGAATTTTAAGAAAACCACTAAATAAAATTAATAGAACACTGATTTACCCCGTTTTAGGTAAGGGCATAAGGGTCTGATTTCGATGGCTGATGTAGACGGATTCGGACAACTTGTTATGAGAGGCGGGGCAATAGTTCCGCTCTCTAATACGGCATTAACAGAAGCGAGCGAAGAGGAAATCAAAACCGATTCGAACTTCGTAGGCTCGCAGCAAAACGCGGGAACTTTCGCAACACAATCTCTTTCATCTCCAATCGTGGTAAGGGCGGGGATAACTGCAACCACGGACATGACTTACGCATACATCCGTTCGGCTGGAAAAATTAAGGCGGCTCTCCCCGTTTCTGGCTTAGCGTGTGGCGACATGCCCGCGCCTCTCCCTTATCCCGTCCGGCTTGTATCAGGTGACTCGGTAATGGCTATGGCTAATGCTGCAACAGACCGTCAATGTTCTGTGAGCGTTGCCTGCACTAACGGTGAATATCACGTATTCCAAGTCACGCCAACCGGCTTGAATGCCGAAAATGAATTTATTTCGGTCTTGACCGGTCAATCAATTGGTGAAACCCTTCAGGGTCGCACCGTTTCTCACGCTTTCGGAATGCACGGCTTTGGGGCTCTTACTATTAGCTCCCCAGCGTATTTCCTCAACGGTAGCGGTGTGCCTGTCGGTTCAATCACTACTAACGACCCAGCAGTCGATACAGGCACATTTTTAGCGTGCCGAGTCCCCATCGCATTGAATACTCGATTAGTGATATCCACAGACGCATGAAGGTGTTTGAATGGCTATATCAAAACGAGCAAAAGCGCGTCTAAAGATTATGACCGCCGGTGAAAAGTCGGCATTGAAGAAGGCTACTAAACTCCTCTACAATTCTGAGTTATTAGGCGTTAAGCGAATGCGCGAAATTATGAGATTCGCGGATAAGTGTTAATCTATGTATTATTGCTATGGTCAAGTCCGAACCTCAAAGGGCGGTATTCCCGTCGGCGGTTCAGATGCGGCATACGCATGGGGGGTATTTACTGCCGCTGAAAATCCCGTTGAGATTGTGGCCGGGACTTATCGTTCAGGAGACTCAGGAGAGTTCTATACCTTAGCAATAGTTCCCCCCGATTTCCCCTCTTTAGACGGGACTACTCTCATCGCTGGCGGCGACCAAGGAGTTATGGCATTGGGTGATGTCCGAGGTGGCGGCGAAACTGTTGAAAATCCGGGTTCTCTTTACGACGCATCGCAGATGGCGATTCAACAGCGGATTATTGTCCCCCCGTTTCATCATGTAATTACATTTTCTTTAGCTCCATCAGCTGCAGATTTCCGAGTCTATTTCTTAGGAATGGATTTAGTGAAACCGTGATATTATGCCCAAAGCAAAACCTGACCAAGTAATCATCCACCGCATTGAGTTTCAAGACAAAGAACGGGAGATGTTTGAAACCTTTCTCGCCGTTCAAGGTGTGGGTAAAGTCGGCGAGCTCGCTCAAGGGCTTGGAATTCCAGAACTAACCAAAGATTTGAGCGACCCTGAGAAAGTGATTGGGACTCTCTATGGAATTGCGACCATCCTTGAAGCGATGGGCTTTGAAACAGGATTGCCAACCCCTGTTGATTTAGCCGATTGGTGGGTGGAACGCGACGCTAAGATGGAGCAAGTCAAGGCGGAAAGAGAATTTAGCGGCGCACCCGATAATGTAGTGAAACAAATTATTGATTTATTCCGAGGATTATTGGGGATGCCATACAAGCCGTATGATTACAATCCGTTCAACGATATCGATCAAACCAGCGTTGAGGATTTGGTTCAGGGTGAACAACAACCTAACACGTTTCCCAATGGTTTTCCAACGCCGCCGGGTGGATGGGCGCAGTGGGCGCAAGATGTTGAAAATCTCTAAATCCAATCAATTAACCATTTAATCCCTCTTCTGAGATATTTTCGTTCTCTCAATACAGGGGGTAAAGGCTCTTTTTCCTGTTTCTTTGAACCATCCTTGGACGGGTTCGATGCCAGGTCGATTGATTCATGGTTTTTTGTCGCGGCGGCCAATAATTCCCCGATAGCTCCCGCTTGTTCTTCCTCAGTTCTCGCACCGATGCCCCAATTATATTCTCGGATAGCTGAAGCAGGGGGGCGGCATACAGGGTAACAAAGCCCACACCGAGGTGATGCTGAGGGGTTGCAGATTCCGCGCTCTTTGAAGATGCTTAGAGTAGCATGAATATGCGTCCGTTGAAGGTTGTCGTGTTTGAGCGAATCCCGAACCCATTTTGAAAAGTTAGGTTTTGACTGAGCGAGCTCGTCGCTCAATCGGTCAAGAGATACGGTTCTAATCAAACGACTCAAAATACCACCTCGTTGAAATGATGATTCGTGCCTTTTATTGTGACCCAACATTGAGTAGAATTGGCTTTTTGAATTGATTCCCAATCTTCAAAATCTCGATGGATTTTACAGTATTTGCATTTCAATTTCATAAAAAACAGCTCCCGCTTGGTTCATCGCATGAGCTAACATTCTGTTCAAGAAGCCCAAAATCATCGAGCGTGAAATCACTATCAAAACCCTCGATTGATTTAGTGCCGAAGAGTCCTCTTTTGATTCCGTTCGCACGGGCTTTATTTTCCATTTTCATCGCGTGGGCAAATTTGTCGGGATGGTCGCGGCGTAGTTTCGCCCATGATTTTGAATTTTGATACATACACATAAAACACCCTGATTTTTTGATATCGAGATGAGGCCAATTCTTAGCGATATAATCAACACAATCTTGACGGCTCAATTCCCTCTCTAACAGGGGGTATCTATTCTTAGCCCAAATAAGGTCGCTGGGGGCATCAGAACGCTTTCTTTCGTCGGTAGTGATGCCAATCCACATATGGCACAAAACATCGCCTCTAACCCCTCGGGGGTCTTCATCTAAAAGTTCTCTAACTTTACGACGAACGGGATAGATTTTGAAATTGAAAGTGCAACGGGGATTACCAACCATCGGCAAAATTCCCAATTCTAAATAGTATTCATGGAGCTTCCATTCACCCGGAAGATTCGCGTCCTCACCAAATTTTGAACCAACAATATGGAACGGGATTTTATGTTGTTTGCACCGCTCCTTCAAATAATCTACGGTTGAATATGTTGAGGGCATTTCTGAGCCCGTATCAGAAAAAATGACCACATCAGGATGCTTAAATTTTCCATCAATACACATCAATAATAGCGCAGATGATTGAACGCCCCCGCCAAGACTTAGCACTTCAAGAGGTTCACTCATTCTTCCCCATCCTCAAAACGATTCAACATAAACCAAACACCGCTCACATCAAAATCCATGCCGCAATTTTCCCAACACATAACAGAAATACAACCGTTCATATCTCTTAGGTCAACGTATACCGTGTTCTTAATATCGCCGCAAATAGGACAGGGCACTCGGTATTTGTTTCGTTCCAACACGCTCATTCAAACCCCCCTTTTGATAGAAAGCTGATTGAACAAGGAACGCACCAAAATGCGTATGGGTGTTCATCGGTGGGATGGACTCGGTAATAGAACCAATCAAAGTCCTCGTTGGGAAATTCAGTGTTGCAGTAATCGCAACAAAATTCAACCCCTCGGTTTTTTTCTTTCTTTCGTGATGTAAAATTCTTATCTGTAATCGTCATTTTCTTCGCTCTCCAAACCATCCGAGGCGGGGGGGGGTCTTAAGTGTATTTATTACAGCCCCCTGTATTAAAATCATTAATTAATACCCAACACGCCCCAAACACTCTCTACTATACCTATACCTATACCTATACCTATTTACTACTACTAAAAGACTCAAAAAAAGGCTTTTAAGCCGCGTTGAGGGTCGGTTGAGGCATGGACTATATGTGGGGGGGCTTAATCGCCCTAATAATCCTTCAAATCGTTATTTTGAAGGTTTTAATCGAGCTCAATCGTGAAATCGCTTTTGGAATGAAAGAATTGGATGAAAATGTAGCCGGAGCTATCGCCTCGGTAGTCGAACGGTTCGCCGGGGGCGGAGCTGAACCCGTTAATCCCGTTCAAGCCGCCATCGCGCAGTTAATTTCAAGGAAAGCGCAGGAAATCCCGAAAACTTTGACGCAAAGGGACGACTCGGGCAAATTCAAGGTGAACGAAATCCTCAACCCTTAATAGCGAGGTTTTACCCCGTGGAAGTTAATGGCTCGTAAAAAACAAACCCGCAGACGACGCGCACCGTCGTTTTCAATACTAAACGCTCTTGAATCTCTCACATACGCCGAGATTCTTTCAAGAGGAACTCTCGGGGGCGGGCTTTGGTCATTCTTTACCGGAGC